GGTGGCCTAGAACCGACGTGAGTTTTGTGCTTCGCCGGGAGATCCGCTACAACTACTCGGTACTGAATTTGTTGCGGGCGCGGGGTCCTATTACCGCATCAACGCCAGGCGATGGCCGGTTGATACACAACGAGTTCGATACCGCCGAAACGACCACCTACACGTTGGTGATAGCTTCGGTTCAAGGTGTCCTAGGCGCGGGTAACCGACAAGTGATCGGGGCGGGGCAGACTACAAATGAGTGACGCGAAAATAATCTCGCTTAGCGACTTACCGGTTGCTATCCCGGCTTCTCAAACCGACACGTTCGCGGTATGCCAGAACCCGAACGGTTGCGGCTCGGAAGATACTCTAGTGCAAATGTCATTGGCCCAGTTAGCCGATTTTGTCATTGCCGCCGTTCCGAAATACACTTATGTCAGTCAGGTCGTTCTTAGCGCGCAGCAAGTGCCGCTTACGAATAACGAGGTTATTCAACTTGCCGAAATTAATCTGACACCAGGCGAATGGTTATTGTGGGGCGAGGCCTGGTTTGCCTTGTTGTCCGGTAATGCGGCGAATGTCAACCGCGTTGCCGCCGTCTTGACTCCCCAACCGTTAGGTGTACCCTCGGAACCGGCGGACGATACATCGGCAACCGCTACCGCGCCGGCTAATGCCGGCGTCGGCGTCGTCTTGCCGCTTTCGACGCTTTACGTCAGTACCGATGTAGCTATCACCTATTATCTGAACGTTCGAGCGGCTTGGACCAGCAATATATCAATGGCGGTGTACGGTAAGATTGCCGGTATGAACCGGTAACGCTAAGGAGGGTCGTTATGCAAGGCTTGTCTGTCAGTCGCGTTGTCGATGTCCAGGTGAATTTCACCCCGCAAGCAATCCCGACCTTACGGTTCGATACCTTGTTGATAATGGGCGATAGCCCGGTCATCGACACCGGCGAGGCGATCCGCGAATACAATTCGATCAACGCGGTAGCGGAAGACTTCGGCACAAACGCGCCGGAATATAACGGCGCGACCGCGTTCTTTAGCCAGGTTCCGCAACCGGCGGTCCTCTTTATCGGGCGCTGGGCGCAAGCGGCGACGCATGGGCGGTTGACCGGCGGTGTTCTTACCTCGCAACAACAGATGATGTCCAATTGGACGACTATCACCACCGGCGGGTTCAAGGTAACCCTTGATGGCGGAACGGCCACCGATGTTACCGGTTTGAATTTCTCGGCGGCGACCAACCTTAATGCGGTTGCCTCGTCGATCCAGACGGCGGTTCGCGCGTTAGGCGCGCCGTTCGCTAACGCCACCTTTGTCTGGAACCGGCAGTCTTTTGTTCTCGGTTCTGGCACTACCGGTGTCACTTCGCAAGTCTCTTATTTGCAAGCCCCGGCGACCGGAACCGACATTTCGGCGCAATTGATGATGACCAGTTCAACGGCGATCCGCACTACCGCCGGGATCGCGCCGGAACAACCGGTCGATGCGTTAGTTCGCACCGATGGTCTCGGTTGGTATGCGGCAACATTCTGCGCTTCGGTGACATTGACCGATGCCCAGCATCTCGCTTGTTCGGCCTATATCGAAGCCGCCGAGGACAAACACCTTTACGGGATATCCACCGCCGAACAAACTTGTCTCGACCCGGCCAATACCACCGACATCGGCAGTACGGCGATGCTTGGTCACTACTACCGAACGGTTATCCAATGGTCGTTGACCAATCCTTTTGCGATCTGTTCCTTCTTCGGGCGCGCCCTAACGGTGAACTTTGAAGGAAGCAACACCACCATCACCATGAAGTTCAAGGTGGAACCGACGGTTTTCCCGGAGGTACTGACAGCGACGGAAGCCACTACGCTTGCCGACAAGCGGATCAATGTATACGCCCAGTACCGAAACGGCGCGGCGATCACCCAGGAAGGTATCGTCTCCGGCCCCGCCTATTTCGACGAGATGCACGGCCTCGACTGGTTGTCAAACCGTATTCAGAACGACCTTTTCAACGTTTTGTACACCAGTCCGAAAATTCCTCAGACTAACCCTGGTGTTCATGTTCTGGTGACGACTTGCGATGCCAGTTTATCGCAAGGGGTTCAGAACGGTTTGGTCGCCGCCGGTGTCTGGAATGCCCCCGGCTTCGGAGAATTGCACCAGGGCGACACCCTTCACAACGGTTGGTACACTTTTGCCAACAATGTGGATCTCCAGTCGCAAGCCGACCGCGAGGCGCGTATCGCGCCGTTGATCCAGATTGCGGTGAAACTAGCCGGCGCAATTCATTTTGCGGACGTTCTGATTAACGTCAACCGCTAGTGCCGCCCGGTTATTATTGGGAAATACTGATTGGGGTGTCAATCAGTGTTTTCTTTATCGGGATGGCGATAGGCGCAATTATTTGCCATCTGCGTTGAAGGAGGAGTGAAGTGGCTACTTACAGTTTCGTTGACAACATGTGCGCGATATCCGGCCCCAACGGGAACTTCAATCTGGGGTACGGGTCGTGTAACGCCGAAGGCGGTATCTCGGTCAACATGATTGAGGACAAGTCGACAATGACCATCGGCGCTGACGGTTGCGTTATGCACTCGTTGCATGCCGGCAAAGGCGCGACTATCACTATCCGCCTTCTGAAGACTTCTCCGACCAACGCGCTACTGTCGCAAATGTACGCGATGGACACCGGAACCGCCGGTAACCCGCAAGCTACCGCCAACCACGGCCAGAACCAGATCAGTATCCGCGACTTGCAACGCAACGATGTCATCACTTGTCAGCAATGCGCGTTTGCAAAATTCCCGGATGTCACCTATGCTAAGGAAGGTGGCGAAATGGTCTGGACATTTCATGCCGGGGTGGTCGACTTTGTTCTCGGTTCCGGCCTAGCCGTCGCGTTCTAAACGCCTACGGTAGCCTTCGCCGCGCAACCCGCCCCCGGTAGCGGGTTCCGCCTTTCGCTTACGGGGCGCGCCCCTAGCGCCCCCCATATCGCGTTTTAACCGGGAGGTGCCGCAATGCAAGAAGTAGAGTATAACGGTATCAAATACCGAACCGGAAAGCTTGACGCGTTCAAACAGTTTCACCTATTCCGTAAGCTAATGCCACTGTTCAGTGGGATGGGTGAAACCGCCGCTATGCAAGTAATGGGCGGCGAAACCGAAGTGAATGAAAACGCGGTGCGCTGGGCCGCATTAGGCCCGATATCGCAAGCCGTTTCCGAAATGTCGCAATCGGACTCGGAGTTTATACTAAGGACGTGTCTAAGCGTTTGTTTGCGGCAAAACCCCACCGGCCAGTGGGTGAAGTTCACCGCCCCTAACGGTGAACTCATGTTCGAGGATCTCGACCTTATGGGGATGTTGCAACTGACATTCGCCGTTATTCAGGACAATTTGGGAAATTTTTTTCCCGCCCAGAACCCCAACGGTTCGGGCGGCGGCACAACGGTGTCAGTTACGAACCCGCCGATATGAGGGACGACGAATACTGGATGATGCGACCAGTATTGGAAGGGTTGTGTAGCTACGAGTCCTTGATAAACGGCGCGCTTGACTTGTTTGATATGGCCCGCATGAACGAGGCCATAGATGTGCGTAACGAAAATAACACTCGCGCCGAAGAGGCGCTAGCCGAGGAACGGAACCGGTAAGTGGCCGATACGGTACTCGAAAGCTTCCTGATAAAGCTTGGTTTTCAAGTAGACCAGGCAAGTTCTAAGACTTTCACCACAACGGTGGCGGAAGCCGGTAAACAAGTCCTTAAATTCACTACCGCTATCGCCGGAATGGCGACCGCCGTGGAGGAGGCGGTACGGCGCGCGGCTTTTCAACTAGACCGGTTACACACTACCGCCACCTTAGCTGGTGAAAGTTCTCAGGAACTTCAAGAATACGCCCAGGCCGTCAACGCTATCGGCGGTAATTACGAGGCGGCGATCCAGGCGCAAGTGAAGTTCGCTACCGAACTGCGCGAAGCCCCCTGGATGAAGGATTACGCCAAGGATTTACTTGGCCGCGACTTCAAAAGCGTAAGCGATTTCTTTGAAGGCATCACCCATAAGTATGCCGACCTAATTAAGATGTACGGGGAGACCGGCGAACAAACGGTCACCTTCGGGCAGCAACTTCGCGAAAACCTACATATCGACACTACGAACCTTTTCCTAGCCGCCAAAGCCATCAATAAATTCGATGAGGACATAAGGCATACGCGCGAGGAAGCGGAACTATTTCGAGACCGTTTTCAAAAGGCGCAAGATGCCTCTCGTGAACTGGCCTTTAATTTCAAAGAATTATCGAACACTATCAAAGGTTATTACCAGACCGCATTCGGTGGTCTAGAACACTGGTTAGCCGGTATTTATGCCGACGCGGATAAGTGGTTAAAAGACCAGATACCGGCATTCAATGCCTGGATGGATGAATTAGAAGGCAATTTCACTAAACATGATTGGGCTAAGCTAGGCGAACAACTCGGCAAAGCTATCGGCGAGGGGATTAAGTATGTTATTGACCATATGCCGGAGTGGGCCGAAGCCGGAACCGGTGCCGCCGAAAAGTTCATTAACGCATTCGGAGATGCGTTACTCAAACAAATGCCGGCGGGTCTATCCAATTTTTTGACCACTTTACAACGCGGGTTTAATGCCGCTTCCGGTATCGCTAATCCGGGTGAAGATAAACCCGAAAGCTTCTGGCACTGGTTGACGACCGACATCGAAAAACAACCGGGCTACCGCAAACCGAATATGCAGCACGGCGGTATTGTGCCGATTAACGCGCATGCCGGTGAAATGGTGTTGCCGGCTAACATTAGCGAAGGTTTACAGTCATTCTTTATGGGTGCCGATAACCCGCTTGACTTCTTAGGCGACTGGTTAACCGGCGACACTTCTTACACTCCGCAGATTTACTTAGCCGCCGAAGTCTACGATAAGTTAGGGGATGTGATCGAAGATGTATTGAGTAGAGTAGGTTTTGGTGGCGGTGGCGGCGCGGGTGGAGGCGGCGGAGGTGGCGCAGGTGGTGGCTACGGCGGCGGAGGAATGGGCGATGTCGGTAGTATCGGCGGCGGTGGCGTCAGCGCGGCGGCTATCAAAGGCACGACCCTAGTTCCGCAAATGGTGGCGCTTGCAAAAGCGCGCGGCGCATCCCCGGCGGTTATCCAGGCCCTTGTAGCGACGGCGTTGGGCGAAGGCGGCGTAACCGAGACCTGGAAGCCCGGCGATAAGGGAACCAGTTTCGGCCCGTGGCAGTTACATAAAGGGGGTGAACTAGACCCGTTTCTCGCCCAAGGCGGTAAGGCCGGCGACCTTGAGTCACAACTTGACTATGTGTTGCGAACAATAGAAAAGCGACACCCCGGCTTTCTCAAAATGACCGATGCGCGGGCGGCTATAGCCCAGTTCCGGCATACCTTCCGCGACTACGGCGCGAATGAAGCCAATCTGGCACCGGCGGGTGAACTCATCTCGCGCGGCGGTACAACCGAGATGGAACCGACTACCGTCGGCGGACCCGCCAGTTCCGAAAAGATGGGTCGGGTAGTCGACACCATGTTGTCGATGAAGGGTATGTCGATTTATTCACCCCAGTTGCGCGAGTTCATGAAAGCCGGCGGGGTGAACCTTGATCCGCGTTATGCCGCCTGGTGCGCCGCATTTGTCAGTTCATCGCTTCAACACTTTGGTGTCAAAGGTGCCGGTAATATTGCCAATAGCTTCCAGACTTGGGGATCGCAAGTCAGTTTACAACAAATGATGAAAGGCGATGTCGGTATCGCCACCCACGGCCTCGGTCCCGGACAAACCGGCGGGCATGCGGTGATGATGACCGGGCGTAAAATGATGGAACAAGGCCGGTGGATGGTCGAAACTATCGGACGCGAAGGCGACAGGGTTTTCACTAGGTGGCGCGCCGCCTCCGACCTTATGTTCCGTAGGGCACCCGGTGTCGATAACAGTCAGACGACCTATAATATCAACGGGGTGACCGATCCGCACGGGGTCGCGCGGGCGACCGCCGATATGAACGATCATCGTTCCGCGAACCGTAGGCGGCAAGGAGTTCGGGTGGCGTGAGCGACAAACGGTTTTTTCAGTCCAGTAACTTAGCAATCCCTTCCGCCGAATTAGAGCAGTGGCGGAAGCTTGCGTTTCAAATGCAACCGGACGCGCGGTCTCTAGGTCCGGGTTCCGGCGCT